AGGCTTTCACAGGCATCGAACTCACTGATCGAAGTGATCTGTTTGCCCCTTGTGTACTTCGAGCTATTCTTTGCTGTCATGCCTGTTCCTTTCAATGCAGTCAGCGATTTTCTTTGAAATTGCGCTCCCGATCTCGGTAGTCTCAAAACAATCCCAGACGGCGAGCCAGATAAAACCAGCCAGGCCGAAACACATGCTTGCAAAGGCAAATAGAAATATTGCCCCGAAAATATCTTCTACGTTCATTTTTCTCCTCCGTCCATTTTCGCGCCGCAATGCGGACAGTATTTGCTTTCGTAATAAGTCGAAGCCATCGGATAAAAAGGCGCGTCACCATTGCACTCTGAGCACTTTCCCCCGAGCAGCCATTTCCCACGCCTGACAGGAACGGCGTCCACCGCTGGCAATTCCTTGAGGGCTTTCTCGAGTTCTTTAGCTAAGGCTTCGGTTAATAAGTACTTGCCATCCATACGCGGCCGTTTGATCTCAATCTGAATAGAATCCACGTCTACCAGTTTCATGACTCTGCCTCCGTCTCCTGGCGGATGTACTTCAGAACAGTCGGCTGACTGATTCTCATCTCCGCCGCGATTGCTGCCGTCGTCCATCCGGCTTTACTCAGTGCACGGATCTTTCCGGTGTCGATCTTTTTGCCGGATTTCGGATCTGCAGGCTTTTCTGCCGGTTCCTGTTTCTTCTTGGCTGGCTTTGTCTTCTTCGGAGTCTCTGTCGCGTCGTTCTGAGCATCCTGTGGCTCGACGTCTTCGAGAATGATGAACTTGTCAGCCACGGCAAGCTCTGCGAGCGTGGTGCCCGCGGTGAGTCGTGTGAGGATGTAAACGTCCTGACCGTCACAAAGTGCATCGATTGCATCCGTCAGGATGACCTCTTTCATTTTCTTCATGCTGTTCTGTCCTTTCGTTAAAATGGCAAGTCGTCGCTCGAGATCTCGATGTCGCTCTCGTTGAAGATGTCCGCTGGAGATGTCGAGATGTCCTTGGTCTTGTAGCTTTCCGTGCCTCTCGGCCTGTCTGAGGACGGCGCGGCTGCCTTCTTTGTCTCGAGGATCTGCACGGAATCGGCGAGGACTTCCGTGATATAGACCTTCTGCCCGTCGCGGTTTTCATAGCTTCGCGTCTGGATCTTTCCGTCGATGCCGACGAGCATGCCCTTCTGTGCGTAGCTGCCGAGGAAGTCCGCCGCCTGCCTCCATGCGACGCAGTTGATGAAGTCCGCGCTCTGTTCCTGGTCGTCCTTCTTCCTGAAGCGGTCACAGGCGACCGTGAAGTTCGCGCATGAGAGTCCGCTCTGCGTCTTCCGGACTTCCACGTCCTTCGTCAGTCTGCCGACCAAAACCACCCGGTTGATCATGACAGCAGCTCCTTCCGGAGATTCTCCTCGTGCTCTTCCATGATTCCGGCGAGTCTCGACAGGAACGGCATCCGGAGCTCTTCTTTGTCCAGAATGGCGTTAATGATGGCAGCGATGCCTTCGATGATGAGGCGTCTGTCAGCATCTGCGACGACAGTGTTCAGTGCGATCACTTCGGTGTTCTTGGTTTTGAGCTCTGTCGTTTTGAATCTGGCACAAACTAGAACACCGTGCTCTTTTGCGAATTTCTCAAATTCTTCGATGTCATCGAATGGCTGATCTGCTTTTTTGAGAACCTCGTCAGGATCACCTCCGAGGATTTTCTTCAGTGTTTCCGGGTCGATGCTGTCAGTGTCGACCGTTGCAGAAAACTCTAAATCCTCAGGGCTTAGTTTTTTGTCTTTCATTTTGTTTTCTCTCCTCTTTTCCTCTCAGCTTGTCGAGCTGAATCTGTAGCTTTTCCATGTGCCGGCGGAGATCCTTCCGGCGTTTCCAGCTTTCGGTGCTGAGAAGTTCTCTCCGTGTCTGCTGGATCTGCAGAAGGATCTCGTCGGACTGTGTGGTCATGTTTCCGGCTCCTGTGCGTGTTTTTCGATCCTGGCGATGACGTCCTCGGCTGTCAGCCAGCCTTCGACATCTCCCTCGAAGATCTCGCCCATGCCTTCGAGCAGGCCCTCTTCTACGCCATATGAACCATAGTGACAGATAACGTCCCAGACGCGCCTGCCGTCTTCCATGACGATGATCTGATGATGGTCATAAATATCGTCAAGAGATTCCATATGCGCCCATATGTTCCGCGCACACATGTTGCTCAGCTTCTTGTTTGTCCAGTCTTCCCGGACATAATCGAATCCGTGGTCTTTCAGATACTTTTCGAGCTTGTTCAGCTCTGTCAGGTCTCTCTTCATTCGTGCATTTCCTCCTAACTGTCGTCTTCATCGTCGCCCCTTTCCAGCATCAGGTTCTCGGCATAACCGATAGCGCTGCCGGTGATTGAGCCTCCGAGGAGTTCCGCCTTGTGCTGTGCCTCGATGTGCCGGTACTCTTTCATGAATCGCGGCTTTTCGTAATTGATGACGTCAGCCGTCTGCATATCTGCCATGTGGATCATGTCGTCGATCGTGAACATGCGCTTCACTTCCTCCGGCAGTTCTTTATACCGCGGCTCGATCTCTGAAGGATTCCGCGTGCCGAGATTGCACCAGAATCGGCGTGCTCTGTTCCATACGTCGTCAGCCGTCATGATGTGGACGCCAGTCAGTTCGAGCATCTTCTCCCTGATCTCGCCGATCGTCGGCGCGAAGCCGGTCGTGTTGCTCTGGATCAGCTTCATGACTGCCGTCTGTACGAGCTTTGTGTCTTCGTCCTTGAAGGTCTCCAGCCATACAGAGAAAATCAACTTGCTGCCCTCTGCGGTGTGATGGATGAAGCTATTCGGAAAGTATTCCTTCAGCAGCACGAGCAGCTGCCTGACTTCTTCTTTTTTCAAAATGCCCAGTCCTCTCTTTCTTTCGTTTGTTTCATTTCCTGGTCTTTGCGATCCCAGTTCCGGAGAGCTGCCTTCCAGTCCTTCATCTGTCCCTTGCCTCCGATCTTCCAGCCGTTGGCGGAATAGTGGTCGAAGAATTTGTCAGGGTTGACAATCATCATATTTTCGGAAGCATAGGCCCGGACTTCTTCGAGAGTCGGCGGCGTGAATCCCCCTCTCTCTTGTTTCTTTGTTTCTTTGTTACTTTGTTTCTTTGTTCTATTGTTGGACATCTGTTCGGACATCTGTTCGGACATCTGTTCGGACATCTGTTCGGACATCTGTTCGGACATCTGTTCGGACACCCTATAGTCCGGAATGTCTTGAAAAGCCCGATAATTAGTGATGTTTATGACGGTGAAGCGGTTTGTGGATTTGCGTGTAATTTGCCCATCATCCTCAAATTTTTTTAACCACCGGCGAACCGTCCTCTCGTCCATGCCTGTTTCGTCAGCCAATGACTTCATAGAAGTCGCCAGAGATCCACGTGGGATCTCCATTCCGAGGAAGAAACCGGGCTTCCAGTTGGCTCTCATGATCAGATGCACCCAAAGTGCGACAGCATAAGGAAACTGGAAATATTTCCACTCTAAGAGCTTCCTGTGCAGAATGACGAAGCCCTGCTCATTCATCCGGCTCGCCTCTTTTTTTTAATCCCATACGTTAAAGTCAAACTCCTGTCCTATCAAGTGCCGGTCTTTGTAGGTGACCGCCACCGCATACGCCGCCCAGATGTCCGCCTTGAAGCCGTAGAACCACCCAGGCGCGGCTTTGTTCCCTTTTCCGTAGTTCGGCTCGCCCTTTGCGAAACGATCCACCAGCGCCTGCTTAATCGTCGCGTCGTTGGCCCTTGAAGAATGGCAGAGCGTCAGCTTCTCATCCTGTCTGTAGACATAGCGGACGTCGCTTGCGCCTCCCCACTTCGTGAAGCGCTCGATCAGCTGTCCGATCCAGACACAGGTGTCGAACACTTCCGCACCGACCGGCATGCCATAGGATGCAATCATCTCGATGGCGACATAGATCCGCGCCTTTTCGTTCGATTCCGTGAGGACTTTGTCGATTGCCTCGACCATGCCGATGTAAGCGAAAGGATTCAGTGCTTTCTGGCATCCGACCGGACGGCATGTCTCCGCGTCGATCAGTGCCCAGGCTGTGTTTTCATTCCCCGGATCGATGCCGAGGATATAAGCGTCAGGCATCTCCGAGAACCTCCGGAACTTCGCGTTCTCCGGTGTCGAAGAGGCTCATCTGCTGGCACACGGCAGCGATGGCAGAACAGTCACGCGGCGCCAGTGTGTGCCCGATGTGTGCCGTGATGATCGGCATGGCAGTCTCGTCGCCATGCGTGTCGACGATGATCGTCAGCGTGATCTTTCTCTTGATCTTCGGGTCACAGAGAGGATCCATGATGTTGACTTCCACCTTCCGGAGCTCGTCCTGGAGCTCTTTGAGAAGGATTTCGGCGTTGATCTGTGGTCTCATTCCTCAATCGCCTCCCCTGTCTCTGAGTCGAAATAGATCGGTTCTGCAGAGTCCTCGGCTGTCTCCGGTGCTGACTGGACTGTCATATCGTTGACGAATGCCTGCTGCATTTCGATGCTCATGATTCCGTATTTGCTGATGAGCTGTCTGTACATGGTTTTCAGTGCCATGGCATCGAAATCTTTTTCCCAGAATGTATAGCCCTTCTTCGCACGGTATCCCATCGAGTATTTGAGAGCGTGCGCTTCCATCTTTTCGCGAGGCCAATAGATGCATTTCTTGAAACCGTTCAGCAGCTCGAAGTAGGCATAATAGCCGACCGTCTTGGCGTTTTCTCTCTCGATCGGGTCGTCGATCGCTGTGATGGAGATCTCGCCGGTGATCGGGTCATAGTGATCCAGTTCGCCCTCTTTGATGGCCACGGCGTCAATGTTTCTGTACTGACCGGAACGGAGTGCAAGCTGATAGTAGCCTTTCCAGCCGAGCTGGAAGGTCGCCTTCGTGGTGCCGGACTTCGTGTCTTTGAATGGAACCATGTAATACTGGCCGAGCTGAGGACTCGGTGACAGGTTCAGAGATTCACCCAGGAGCGCGGCGGAGATGATGCTCATGCCTTCGCACTCTCTCAGCTGTGGATTCGTGCTCACTGCCGAGATCAGGGAAGACGTGAAGGTTTTCGCCTTCGCGGCGTCTCCGAGCGTGCTCATGATGTTCTGCTGGACGTTGGCGTTCTTGATGATTGCCTGGAACTGCACCTTCTTCGCCTTCTGAAGTGCGTCCGGTGCTTTTGCGGCGGATGCCGCCTGCAGTGTTGTCTGTGGTTTCTTTTCTGTCATTTCTTTTTACTCCTCTTCGTTCTGAATGTTCTGCTCTCTGTGGTCTTCTGATAGTGTTCATAGATGTCCGGACGCTCAGCCTTGAGCCGTGCCGTGTCGATGGCTGTTCTCTTCTGTGTCTTCCATATGACTGTCCAGTCGGCACTGACTGCCGTCTCAGCTTCTCCCATGAACGCCTTGATGATGTTCTGCTGTGTCTCGATCTCGGCTTTGATCTGATCCGCGGTCTGTTTCATGCTCTCCAGCACTTCCAGAGCCCTCGTGATGTCCTTGGTCATTGTGAGGCTCTTGCCGGGATCGCTGTCCGGATAGAGTTCCCGAAGCGTCTCAGCGCTCGATTCTGAGCCGTCTGGCGCCGGTTCTTCGTCTTCCTGGATCATTCTCCAAAACTCACGCTCCGCACTCACCAGCGCCTCGATTTCAGCCTCGTCGCGTTCGTAACAGGTGAAATAGAGATGCGGGAAGCACAGACACGCGAGATAGACCCTGTCCGCGCCTGTGACTGCCATGTAGTGCTGACACTGAGCGTAATAGTGGGCCGGGAAGTTTCCGGCGGCGTATTCCTCGTTCTGGAAGCTGCTGGCCGTCTTGCATTCCAGGATGGCATTCTCGCCGACAATTTTCCGGTCGACATGTCCGGCGATGAATGGATATTCCTCGATGTAGTAAGTGGCGTTTACCCGGTGGACTTTCTTGCCTGTCTGCTCGCAGAAGCGCTCCGCGACATACTGCTCGAGATCTCTGCCGGTTCTCATGGCGTCGTTGTCCGGAACGTGCCCGGAGATCTTGCCGGTCTTCTCTGCCCATAACCGATAGGCGGATTTATACGGATTCAGTCCGAAGATCACGCCGGCATCGCTTCCGCCGATGAATTTTTCTCGGTCGGCTGCCGGGTCTCCGTTATACGGCTTTTTCTTTATCGTCAGCTGCATGGCTGCCTTCCTCCTCCAGTTCTGCCTTCACTCTCGCCGCGATCTGGTCGGCGGTCTCTTTATAAAGGACATAGCGGTGCGAGATTTCTCGGTTGATCTTGATCAGCTCGAGGACTTTGTCCCGCAGGCTGTCGATCTCCGCGTCCTGTCGTGTCCTCTGATCGACGAAGAACTGAGCCTGTTTCCGCGCTTCGTTCTTCAGGAATGTCACGTCACGCTCCAGTGCGTTGACTGTGTTGTGATGTTCCTCTTCTCTCGCCTGGATGTTTTTCACGATGAAGACCGTCAGTGTTTCGACGATGGCCATGATGACCAAAATTGTCCAAAATACAAAATTCATTAATTTCTCACTCCTTTGACATGCTCGACAGGGCACCAGTCAATCATCGACTTCCGGATGATCGTGTCTGCACTCTTGTTTCCTCCCCAGAATCCTCTGCGGAAGCTGACCGCAGCGATTTCGTAATAGTAAGAATCGCCGCCTTTCATCCAGTCGAGCGTGCGCGTCCGGATGTAGTAGAGGCCGTCCGAGACAGGAGTGTCTGTTCTCCACTTCATCTTGAAAGGTTCTGTGTAAAACATGTAGCTTCCGGCATTGTCGAGACAGTCGGCAGCCTTCTCCAGATAGTAGGACGCCTCCCTGACGGACTCGGTGATCTCATCCGTCTCATCCGTTGCGCTGTCGTGTTCCCTAAGCGCTGCATCGAGTTCGTCCATGATGTCCTCGACGCTTTCTCTCCACCT